CAATCAGAGCTCCCTCCTCGCAGCGAGTACCGGAGCGCGGCTTAACCTCCGTCCAAAAATAGTATATATAAAGTAGAAAGAAATATTTGGACAACGCTACAAGCAGCGCGCAGGCTACGCAGCGAGTACCGGAGCGTGGCTTACCCTCCGTCCAAAAATAGTATATATAAAGTAGAAAGAAAGATTTGGACAACGCTACAGCAGAGCGCAGGCTACGTAGCGAGTACCGGAGCGCGGCTTAACCTCCGTCCAAAAATAGTATATATAAAGTAGAAAGAAATATTTGGACAACCTCTTAGCAGCAGCGCGCAGGCTACGTAGCGAGTACCAGAGCGCAGCTTAACCTCCGTCTAAAATAGTATATATAAAGAGTTACAAGCAGCGCGCAGGCTACGCGCAGCTGCTAAGAGTTTGTCCAAAAGTAGTATATATAAAGAGCTACAAGCAGCGCGCGCTATAGTTAAACAATGTCAGCATAGTCAGCGGACATAAAGTAATTAATATCAGAGAGAAAAACCTGTCTATCAACAAAGGATAAATAAGCAAGAGGGTCAGAGGAGAGATGAAGATTATTTGTATCATCCTCTGACACTTTTAAAGAAATAGAAGGGATAGGAGAGTCAGGGTTAGGGGTAAGGACGGCTACAGCAGTGGTAGGGCGGCTAGAATAAGGATTAGATTGAGGATGCTGAGGGTGTTTAGGAGATTGACCGCCTTGAGCAGAGGATAACATAACACGAGCGTTTATTTTAGAGATTTTACGTTTAGAAGATTGAAGGTAGGATATACCTAAGTCTAGTTCCCTGTTAATTGCTTCAAGTTCAGAAAAAGAAAGACCAGAGTTAGCTGAGATAATATCCCGTTGTTGTTGGGGGGAAAGAGAGTAAGGAGAAGAAGGTTTAGGAGAAAAAACAGCGCGCGGCTGTATATTAGCAGTGTCCTTAGGTGTTTTTGCTTGAGTATTAGTAGAGTTCTTAGGTGTTTTTGCTTGTGTATTAGTATTTGGTGTTTTAGACCTAAGCTGTTCTGCTTGACGAATTCTGTATCTGTCCATTAAGAACCTAATGAAATTATTTTTCCTACCTTCAGGAGTTCCATGCCCCCCATAATTTCTAGTAATAGTAATACTAGTATATTCTCTGGATAGTTTATCAAGAACAGCCTCTGAGAAGTTTCCACCAATTACATCCTGTAGTATACCCCGCTTTTCAAGAGAGTAAATAAACATTAAATCTTGGACACCTGGAGAAAAAGAGTTTATAGGTATGCGGCGGTCTACACCTTCAAACATTTTAGCTAAGTCTGGGGCATTATGGTTCATACTTGCTACTCTTGCATAAACAAAATCTAAAGCTTGATATCTACCCGATGCCGTAGACAGGTGGTCCGCTCTACGTCGTAAAGGAGTATGCCCAGCTGGGGCTACGAAAGGGTGTTGTATATTATTAAGTTTAGATAGTTCAATGTTAGAGCCACCAATAATATATCCATATCCAAAATTTACAGAGTTATTCCTAAAATCGGTCCCTTCCGCGCGCGCTACAGCATCTGCAAGGGCAAGTATAGCCGGATTAGTTCTAAGATTGTCGTAATACAGCTTACCTTTAGGTGTAAGCCTATTATATAGTTCTGGTGTTAAAAGGTTACGTCCTTGAGTAACAGTTGAAGTAGATTGGTTTTGAGGTTGTGCAGAAGGTGGTGGAATTAGAGCGGGGGGTAAGTTATTACCCCAATTTCCAGTTTTTAAAGCCTTAAAATAGCGGTCATAAGTTTCTGGTAAAAGAGTTAAGTCAGTATGAGTGTTACCCCCATCTGGATATTGTGTACCTATTATCTGCCCAAAGAAAACCTTTTGCCCTGTACGTACTGTAGCTCGTATATGTATCGCCCTACCTAGAAATTTTGTCATCTCCCGATCTTTATATATACTCACATAAGAGTTTTTACCCGCACTGACTACTTTTGCATAACCGGTAGCAAAGCTAGGCAATTCAACACCTATCATACGGCCGCCCTTACGAAGAGTAATATCTAGCTTTACAAATTCGCGTGTAGTACCGTCTGGTCCTATATGTTCTTGTACTTCATGAGGTACTTTTTCACCTCGGCTGTTTACATAAAAAAGAGATTGGCTGCGCTTTCTTCTAAATACAGCATGGTGGGGATAAGCTTCTGCAAAAGAGCTTATGTTGTATTGCTGATCCTTATTACCTCCGGACGGATCCTTATGTCCATAATTAGAAAAAGAGATACTACCCGGATAGAATTGGGGGTCTAAACCTTGATTATCGTAGATATCTGAACTAGAAGCGGAATTAGAGGCGTAGGAGCTAGCGATAGCGTTTTGAATAGCATAAGATCTAAGTCTGGAAATGCGTCGTTGTTGGCTATAGCGATTAGTGCCAGCATGGAAGTTAATTAGAAAACCACTACCGGCGCCTACAGCAGTGCTACCACCAACAATACCTAACATAACAGGGACAGTAGCAGGAAGAGCAGTACCGCCGGACAAAGCACTAGCGGCGCCTAGTCCAAGAAGAGCCAAAACACTAGCGGCGGCCCCTATAGCGCCACCTGCCATTGCGCCCTCACCGGCTTCTTTGGATAAATTAGCAAGGGCTCGGGGGGTAGCGTTGTACATACCGTGTTTAAGCATTTCACTTTCTAGGTAATCTCCTACTAAAGCTTTTACAGGTCCACTAAAATAAGAAGTTAATGAAGATACAGCTATACCTAGAAAAAAGTTAGCTGGGTAGAATATAGAGTCTATACCTCTAGCCATAATATCTACTAAAGTAGACCCCATTCTTCTAGAAGCTGATTTGATATCATAATAATAAGAATCATTGTGTGGGTCTAATAAACCCAAACGGCGATAAGTAGAAACCAGCGGGTTATCATTTTTTAAGGAGACTTCTCTATTAAGAGTAAGAACAGAAGAGATAGTTTGAAGAGTGTTATGAACAAAGAAAAGATAGCCTACAGAGTCTAAAGACCGTTGCACATACTTATTTTGCAAAAGCGGAGCTAAAAGAGAAGTAACAGCTAACATGCCGCCACCTATTTGAAGGGTTGTTCTAAGAGCTTGAGAGTTTTGGTCTTTGTCGTTTATAAGAAGGGTACTAAGAGCAAAAATACTTAGCCCAGTTAATACACCACCTTTTTGAATACTAATATTAGAGTTAGGAGTAGGAGGAGCTTTAGGGACGGAAGGAGTAGGTCTATAGAATCGTCTAAATAAGTTATGAGAGCGAGAGCGAAGAACACCAAAAGGTTTGGGTCTATAAGTTGGAGAAGGACGAGGTGCAGTGTAAGAAACAGAAAGACGAGGACTTGGTTTAAAGATAGAAGAGACTTTATTAGAGGCAGCACGGATTGAGCTAAAAGAAGATTTAGATAGGTCAGAGAAGAAAGAGTAAGCAGAAGAAGAGACTGAAATAATGCCAGGAGCTATCTTTTGTTTTCCAAAACTTAATAGCGACCTAAATTGTTTATTAAAATACTGAAAATCAAAAGGTATTAGCGTTGCGTGTATAGACCTACTATCATCGTAGTTATCTAGCCAAGACAACGTAGGATCTTGTTCAGCACTAAACTCGCCTGTAAATGTACTACTACTAGGACCGCCGCCGCCGCTAAATTTATTGTAGGTATCTTGCCACGTTTTCATAGCGCGCGCGTTGTCTTTAGCTTCTTTAGATAAACCTCTAGCATTCTGGTTAGCTTTTGTAACGTAGTCAGAAAAAGAATCCTTAAATTCAGTATCTGAAGTAATCTCGTTAAAGAAAGATAGTAAATTAATCTGCCTTGTACTAAAAGCAATTTGGCTTTTAAGAGTAGTTTTCTTAAACTCCTTACGAATTTGATCTAGTCCCTGACCTTCAAGTAGTGGTAAGATGTCTTGTTTTAAGTTTGGATTCTTAGCGATTTCAGACTTGAAAAATGTAATGTCTTGCTCTTTAGGAATTGGTCTGTTTAAAATAGCATTTAAGCTAGTCTTAATTTGAGTAAAGTTTTTGTAATGATGTATAGGTTTTACTTTTTTTTGGTCCTTACTTATAATCTCATAGGATTTCTCGTTTATTGGTTGTATAATTTGAGCTTTGGCTATTCTTGATAAACTTAAAGGGATAGCGTTATATTCAAAAGAAGCTAAATTACCCTTGCTCTCTGCTAGTAAATAACTATGGCTCGCGGCTTGTTTTACTGTAAGAGTACCAGGGTTTAAAAGATTAGTATTAGTGTCTGAAGAGTACGAGACTAAATCTAAAGATACAGTAGTATTGTAAAAAACAGGTTGTGGTGCTCTATTAGGGTCCATTTCAAAAGATGGATTTCCATGTTCTTCCCAATAGTTTACTAAAGCTAATAAAGACTCATTACCACCTTTTGCAGTAAATATTCTAGCCCCAGGGCCTGATCTATTTTTGTTGTCTTTAAAGGCAGAAGTAACAGATAGAAAAGCTCTTTGTTCTCCATCTATTTCTACAACTGTGCCTGTAAGTATAGGGCTAACTTTGTCTGGAGATCTGATGTTTACTGCGCCCATCTCTGAGTCAACTCTTAAAATTGAGGTATCAAATTTACTACCTTGTCCTAGTAATTTTGAATGATCTTCCGGTGTTAAAGTTGACTTTTCATATTTCCCTGTAAAACCGTCTGATACAAACTCTGTTTCTTTTCCCCCTACAAACCCTTTACCAGGGACAAGTTGTAGTCCAGTACTAAACTCATCGATACGAAGGTTATCTATGTTAATAGAAGCGCCGGGCTGCAGTTTGCTAGCACTTTGTATGGTTTTTACTTCTTGTGGAGGTGGTTCCGGTATAAGTGTTTTACTGGTTGTAGCTGGCGCCCGTTTTGGGGGTGGAGGTGGTTCCGGTATAGGTGTTTTACTGGCTGTAGCTGGCGCCCCCGATTTTTTGGGGTGTGGTTCCGGGTTAGGTGTGTTAGGTATACTAAAAGGTTTGTAAAAGCTATCTAGATGAAGAGTTTGATGTATAAGTAAGCTAAGCTGTTGACCAAACCCTTTTAAAGGGGAAAAAACAGCCCCGGCGGATTTTTTTTCTATATCCAAGTTTATATTATTTGTAGATAGGTTATGAATCCAATGAACATAACCAAGTTTTAGGTTACTACTATGTTGGAAAGCCTTATTATTAAGTTCTTGTATACCTTTACCTTCTTCTAATACTAGGATACTACGGGTAGGAGGTTGTGCACTAGAAGGTTGAAGAGGGGAAGAGGGGGTAAAATCAACGGTTTTAAAATCTGGGGATGTGTGAGTAAAAGACCGCCAGTCTTTTTTAGTATCTACGCCGCTTTCTTTTATAAGAGAATCCATAACGGATTTATCTGTACCTTCAGCGTAAAAGATTTTGGTTACAATTCTGCCACTCTTAGTATCTTGATATGAGACAGAAAGCGCGCTGTAATTACCAGTTGTATCTACATACCCCATAGTAACAAATTCATTACCCCCATGAATAACACTAGGGGTCAGTTTTTCTTTAACTATATCAGATAGCTTGTCATATTGTTTGCCATCCAAACTAGAACTGTATTTAGTAGTTAGTTTATTATAAACTTCATCGGCAGAATTAACAGTTTGAGACGCAATAGTTGTACCTTTAAGTCTATCTGTTTCTAAATATTTAATCTTTAATTTACTATTAGGAGTAGAGGAAGTAAAAGACTCAAGGTCTTCGACCTTGGGGGCAACGCCAACGTCGAACCCAGGGAAAGATCCACCGCCGCTACTAGGGCGACTACTGGCTCTTTTAAAGAAGCTAGCACCGCTGCTACTAGAGGCGCTACGGGGGCCGTAGCGGCGGCGGCGGTAGCGTCTACGGGAGCTATCAGCGTCATCACCGGGGACAGGGCCGGAGCCACCGCTGCTACTAGGGCGACTACTGGCTCTTTTAAAGAAGCTAGCACCGCTGCTACTAGAGGCGCTACGGGGGCCGTAGCGGCGGCGGTGGTAGCGTCTACGGGAGCTATCAGCGGCGTCACCGGGGCTCGTAGGAGGAGTAGAGCTACCTGGGATATCTCCGTCGTCACCGGGGACAGGGCCGGGGGTAGAGCTAGAAAAAGAGCTACCGGGTGTAGAAATTGCAGTGGCCTTCCAATAGCGAATACCTGCAAATAAATTTAAAGCAGTACTAGCTATGAAAGCTACGTTAAGTAGTCCTAAAACAGTATCTTTAGTATAAGTAGTAGGGGTATTATTATTACTATCAGCGTTAGCTTTAGGGATAAAATTAAAGAGAGGAGCTAAACTTTTAGAAATGTTATAAACAAAATTGGTTTGGTTTTTATCGGGTAAGTTTTTAGATTCGTAGTAAGCGGCATCCCCTGCGGTAGTACCTACATATTGTCCAGTGACATAACCAATAACCGAAGATAAAAGCCAAGCAATGGCCATAGATTTTATATTACCGCCGCCAATTTTACCTTTAGAGATGCCGCCACCTAAAATGCTAAAGGCTAAAGAGCTGGAAGCGGCACTAACAGCGTTAGCGTAATCAGCTCTATAATTTAGTCTATCTTTTTTATATTTATCTAGCTGGTTAAGCCGGTCTACATTACTAGAAAGGATTTGGTAGTCTATTAAAGTAAGAGTAGCGGGGTTGCCCATAAACTTAACTAAGTTACCGGCAAAATTAAAGCCTCTAGCTAAGTACCCTGAAACTTTACCTTTTATGTTTTTTATATTATTAAACCATCTGTTAGTCCTAGTAGTAGTACTAGAAAAAGAAGAAGTAAGAGAACTAGTAGTTGCTGTTTTAGAAATAAGGTTTGTTAAGCGAGGTAAAGTGCGAGATGCAGCAAAAGTAAGAGCAGAGCCTATAGCAAAGGAAGTTAAAATTTGTTCTGTTTCGTTTAATTGAGGTAGAATGCTCTTAACAGGAAAACGTATTAACCCGGTTACTAAAGAGGAGCTAAGTAAAAATAGGCCTGCTTTTCCTACAGAAGAAATATTTTTCTGCAGAGCTTTAAGGGTATAGTAACCTCCGACATAAGATATAATACCAGAACCTACTCCGCCGAGTAAGGGAACTGTTTTATCCTTAGTGGTATTAGAGTTAAGGCTATTATAAGTAAAATAACCAACACTTAAACCTAATAAAGCTAAAGGTGTATGTTTAGCGATAGAGGGGCCAAAAAAACTAGGTAATTTAAAGTTTTTTACAGAGGATAGTATTAAAGGTACACCTGCAGAAGCAGTTAAAATACTGCCAGCAACTTGAAGAAAAGGTTTAATAGGTTTACTATTTTTATCATTATCGTTTATAAACGAGCTACCTCCAAGCATAGAGACCCCAAGGAGTAAACCTACTCCTTGTAAGTAGGGGTTTTTTACCGTTTTTATGAAACTTCCAAAGGTGTTAGAAGAAGAAATAACTGAGGGATTTAAAGCGTTGTTCCGAAGATATTTAGTTAATTGATGCAAACCAATTGTTAGTGCGGAGCCGCCAAGTATACTAATACCTAATTGACTTAAAGGATTCATATTAGGTTGGTAGTATTCGAGACCGCCAAGAATTAAACTAGTAAATAAAGATCCTTTTACAAAAGGAGACAATTGGTTAGTAACCCAAGTTAATCCTTGTTGAATGTAAAGTTTTTTATAGATATCAGCTATAAAAGAAGTAACAGGGCCAAAGAGATATTGAGAAGAAAGGCTAGAAGCTTTAGAAATAGTTTTGGTAGAGAAGCTAAAGATATTGTTATTAAGAAAAAACCCAGCGCGCGCTGCGTTAAGAAAGGCGAACTGACCAAAACCTATAAGAGGGTTTTTAGGTTTATTATAAGAGCGGTAAATAGAAGCGCCATAAGTGTCAAAGTCTGACTGAGAAGATCGAAGTCCAATAGCAATACGAAGGATATTAGAGATAGCTGGGGGGTTAGCAAATTTAGATAAAAGGCGAGAGCGGCCTCCTCCCCGAGAGGGGGAGAGGTAGGGTTCATCTACAAATGGATTACCTGTATAAACGGATCCTTGAAGGTAAGGATGAACAAGAGGGTCTATATTAGGTTTGTATGAAGCTGCGCGTTGTACATTTTGTTGATAGTTACTAGCAATAGTTTTAAGGTATTCATCGTAAGAGAGGATTTCTTGTCTAGGGCCTGCAAAGGTATAAGAGTTAGGGACTTTACTCATTCTAAAGAGGTCATACCTTTGAGGTGTTTCAGGCAAAATGAAAGATAAACCCATTTGAACGTTAGGGTTTTCTGATACAAAAGAAGAGGAGTAAATGTTATTAAGAAAAGAGTCAAACAGAGAGAAGGGGGCGTGAGAAAGGGGGCCTAAAATAGGTATAGTAGGGAGATTATATAAAAGGTTAGCCGTGCCGTAGCGAACAGGGTCAAATACTGCTTTATCTATAGCAAGCATAGTAGATAAAGCTGACCTAGTAAAGCGTTTATTATTAAAAGTAGAATCCCAAGAAGTAAAGCCCCAAACACCAAGGCCCATAGCAATCATAAGAGGAAGGGCGCTAACACCCAAGCTGTTAATAGCCAACATAGCCGCAAAAGCGGCGGCTGTAGTTATTAAGCCAGAAGAAGCAGCGTAAGCACCCTGATATTTTTGAAGACGGTTAGTAGAGGAGATAGTTAAAGTTAAGCCAGAGAGGACTTCATAAGGGCCATGTAAATCTTGGAATTTAGAAGCTAGACTAAAAGCGCCTTGAGAGGATTGTAAAACAAGGCCAGTAATACCGCGTTGTTGAATAATAGAGTTAAGATTTTTGACAGGGATAGAAGCAGTTTTATCAGCGCGGGCTACAGTTGAAGACAAGCTACTAGTTTGCACATTTGGTTTAGTTGTAGGTGGTAAATGTGCTTGACTGTATATATCTTTATGTAACTCTATCAAAGCTTGACCCAAAGCCCGTTTTATACGAGGGTCTAATACTTCTTCTAATTGAGTACTTTCTATAATAGAGGTTAATTCAGTGAGTATATTGTTAGCTTTACTCAATAGATTATCTTTAACCTCCGAAGTTATTTGCAAAACCTCGGATACTTTTAAGGATTTAGAGGGGCCAATATTAATATCAGTATCTAGAAAATATTCTAGTTTTTTTGTCAATTTATCTTTTAAGCTGAGTGTTTTTGTTTCTATATCACTCTTAATAGAGGCAATATGAGACGAGTCGGTAGCAGTTCTTAGTGAATTTTTTAGAGTTGAAATTTCTTGTATATCTGAAGTTATTTCATTATCAATAAAGTTTGTGTCAAACAAACTAGTATGAGCAGTTTGTATATTAGACGACAAAAGAGTAGGATTAGTTACATCAATAATAGCCTCATTTATAGGGGTGTTGTTAAATTTCAACTTTTTAGTAGTAGGGTCATACCCAAACGGTGCTTTTTTAATACGTTCTAAATTAGACCTAACTGTTTCTAATTCATTTCTTGAAGACTTAAGTATGTTACCTGTTTGAACAGCATATAAAGAGGTAAGAAGTTGTGAACCAACAGAGAAAACACCACCAAGAGCAAAAGTAGCTAAAGGAACTGCTTGGAGAGCTAAAGCAAAGCCGCTAGAGGCTGTAGTATTACCAGAAATAGAGCTAGCGATATCTTTAAAGTTATCAATAAAGTAGCCAATAAAGGGTATTTGGCTACTCATTTCCTTATATTGTTGCATAGCTATATCTTCTAGTGCTACAAAGGTAGAAGATTTAGAAGTAAAGCCTTTTAAAAGTCGAGTAATACGGGTAGAAAGATCGAGAGAGGAATCTGAAGGGGTAGAGTATACAGTTGCAAACATATCTGGAAGAGAGTCCAGAGGGGTGTATGTAACAGGAATACGGGTTTTAGGGGAATTAATTCTACCGGCGGCGTAAAGTTCTTTAAGTAAGGTATAAGCTAGTTCAATAGGTCTTTGGTGTTTAAGGTGTTGTAATTGGTACTCGCGGGTAGCGATAGCTAGTTGAAAAGCCCCGCTACGGTTTCTAATTAAAGAGTATTCACTTTGGGATATGTAGCGGCTTATTTTAGCAAAATCTTTTCTGGGGTAAGCAAAAAGGCGGGTAAAGACTTGAGAAGAGGTTTTGTCTTTAGAGCCAGATAAGTCTAGCATAGCTTTAAGCTGCATAGAGAAATCAGCGCTAGCTAATTGGGCTGCCAGAGTTACTTTAGAGCCACTAATATCAGCTGATGAGGCTTGGTTTTGGACATAATCTCTATGTTTATTAGGTTGAGTTTCGCTGATACCAAAAGGGCCGCCAAGAGATAAAAAAGCATTAGGGTCGTCTCTATAGAATAGATTTTGAACACCAAAGATACCAGTAACAGAGCGGGCAAGGAAGTCAGCATAAGAGATAGCGGCATCAAAAACATTAGAAGGGCGGTAACGGACAAGATTAGAGTTATCCCCTTGAAGAACGCGTTCTACTTCAGAAAGCTGTTTAGATTGAGAATCAGAAATAATATCAAGGAATCCGATTTTTAGGTTACTAACGTTGCTAATAAGGCCACCGGCGACAAGAAGAGAGGTTATAGAGAAAATACGGCGCGCGGCTATATTTAACCTTAAGTTAGCAGTTCTTATTAAAGGAAGCTCATAGTTAGCAACTAACTTAGGGTCTATAGACTTAACTGCTGCATCGTAAATGTTTTTTATTGCTCTTTGTTTATTAGATATGAAATCTGTACTAGTATCAAGAGGAGCCATATCTTGCGCTTTGCTAAAGACCTTAGCCTGGTGTAACCCAACCCCGTAAATTAGTGTTGTTGGTGCTACAGCTGTAATAAATCGATACCATTCAGCATCTACAGGGTTGGCTATATGAGATCCTATATGAGAGAAAGAACCTTCTGGTGCAGTAATACCAGAAGCATACATATAAGAAAGAATAAAAGGAGCCAATTTACGAGATGCAGGGCCTAACGGTTTAATATTAGGATTACCTAGTAAAGAAGTACCTACCTTAAAGAAAGCATTAGGAAGAGCTATAGTTAATGCTTGACTATAGCCAACTATGTTACGCGCTGTATCAAAAGCAAAAGCAGTAGTATATCTAAAAGCTTTATCAGAAGGACTTACAGACTTAGGTATTTTAGAAGCAAGGCTAGAGAGATAAGAAGTAGCCCCCAAGAAGTTAATAGCAGCAGAAAGTGTAGTATCTTTATCGACTGATATAAACTGTCCGGGCAATGATAATAGGGATACACCCAAGCTATGGTTAAGTTGTCTTTTATATTCATTAACCTTTTCGTATTCATTAGAAGTAGTTCCAGACAAATAATTGATATAAGATAAGCGTTTATCAGCAATAGTATTACGTAAAGGTCTAAGGCTAATGCTAAAAGGAGCAGTAGGGATAGAACCAGAGCCTAGAATAGGAAAAAATTGAAACCCTAAACCATAGGTAAGAGCATTACCTTGTTTGTCAAGTTTACTAACTAGAGTAGCTTGGAATAAAGGTGTTGGGATTTGACTAGAGAAAGTATAGACGTAAGAGGAACGTTTATCCCGCCCATAAGTTAAATTAAGGGCTCCTAACCGTAAGACTTCTCTAGAAGCTATTTCATCAACAGTAGCTTTTTTTGAGGTTTTTTGTGCAGTTAAAGACCTTTTAATAATGCTCATAACTTTTAGGCCGGCTGCCATTTCTTCTGAACTAGGTTTTTGACCCTCACCTTTATCAGCCCATTTAATAAAGTTAAGAGTTAAAGCCGTTAAATTAAATAAGGTTTGTGTTGCAATAAGAGCCGCTGAGCCTCCTACAAAAGCTCCCATATATCCGAATTTTAATTTAAGTCTTTGACCGCCCCCTCCAAATAAGTATTTAGACACGGGAGAGTCAAGGTCAATAGCAGCAGAGCTAGAAGAGGATAGAGTTTTTAAATACTCGTGTGCTTCATTCAGTAAAGAACTATCTGCGGCACCTGTCAAGCCTGATAAGTTTACATTAGCGTAACGAGACTGTAAAGTAGTGTTTAGAAGAGAGATAACACTATGTGTTGATTGTCTAGCAGGTAAAGCAAAGCCCCCAGTAACAAAACCTGAAAGTATAGCGGGGTACTTAATGTAGAAAGGTATGCCACCAGTAAATTCTATTTGACTAACACGTTTATCATCTTTAGTTCTAGTAAGATTAAAGTCAGCAAAGATTTGAGATATTAAGTCGCCGTTGTTTTGCATTAAGTGAGGGTCTAGCAAACGGTCAAGAATAAGAATAGGACCCGCAGAAAAAAGTATAGAACGTAAAGTTCTATTCAAACCTATATTACTGTTGTCTTTAATTTTTTCTATAGAATCATTCCCATAAAATTTAGTATTAGATATAAAAGCGTCATAATCTTGTGTATATTGAAGGATTAGCGTAGATAGTTTAGAATCATTTATTATGTCTTTTAGAGCTTCTCCTACATTATCTTTAAGGTTATCTGATAGCTCTTTTAGAGATTTACTTGTAAGAGTACTGTTGTTAAAATCAGTTAAGTCTTGTAGTAAATCTACAGGCACTGTGTTTAGTTTTAGTAGGTTATCTACTTCCTTAGCTATTTTAAGTTCAGTTTTAATAAGTTTATTTTGTAGGACAAAGGAGTTAAAGCTCTCTGATACAAATTTATCTAACTTAACAGTTTTAATATGTTGGAGTACTTGGGTACTAAAAGAAGTAAGACCGGAGAAGCCTGGGCCAATAAGGCTTTTTAGGGATATACTATCTTTAAAAATAGCGCCGGAGGGGCTTATATTATACTGAGAGAGAGTAGTAACCCCACGAGCTTGCCGATAAGGTTTGTAATAAAGTAAAGGATTAGCGGGGATAAAACTAGCTAATTTATCTAACTGAGTAGCTATATTCTCTAACCGTTTATAACCAAAGTTTTCAACATCTAAAAGGTCTTTATAATCGCTTCCTTCTTTAAAACTAAGTGTTATAGGTCCAGAGATACTACGTTTAAGGGCTAATAATGTATTCTCAAAACTAGCTGCATCAGCTGAGTCGTATATAGCTATATCTCTGATAATAGGTTCAATGATATTATTAAAATGACTGTTATCAATGTTTCTCAAGTAGCTAACAGTATTAAAGAGTGCCGGTCTACCTTCAACTGTACGGAAGGTAATATTAGTATCATCAACACCAAAAGTTTCTTTTTTAAACTTAGCTATAGAGGAAGAATCATTAACGTCTATTTTTTTATTAGTTATAGCCTCTTTTACAGAATCTATATCATGCTCTATAATAAGATTATGACCGTCAGTGCTAGTTCTTAAAGTATCAAACTGAGTTTTTATATCAGAGTCTATAGATTTTATAGCGGAAGTAGTTGTAGAGGATGTAGTGGGTGTAGAGGAATAGGCTTCTGAAATAATGTAATCATAATACTGATCTAGAACCTTACCTAGTTGTGTAGAGGATGTTGTTTTTAAGGTATCTGTTATATCTTTAACAAGAGAAAAGCGTTTTATAGAGCTAGAGTCAAAGTATATTTTTTTTATATAGTCTGGGGTGGAGTCAAAGTTTAATTGAGATATATAATCAGTGCCTATATCTTCAAATTTAGCTCTAGCAATAGACATACTATGTGTTACGCCGAAGTAAAAAGCTAAAGAGTAAACTGTAGTAGACATAGCGGAGCTAACAGTAGACAAAGTATTTTCAAAGAAGCCTCTTCTGTTATCATTACGATAAGCTGACTTATGGTAATCTTTTATTGTCCCATATATAAGGCCTTGTCTTAAGTCCTTATAATACATGTTAGTGTAGTGTCCAGTTATAGTATCTAAAAAGCGACCTAACCCTTTAGTAACAGTAGTAAATAAACCATCATTAGGTTTATAGAGGTTAGGAAATACAGAATTAATATAAGAGCCGAGGCCTTTAGTCAAAGGATGTTGAAGAGCAAAATCAGCGTAGAAGGCAGAGAATCGTTCAATAGAAGATTGTTTATCAAGACCGTAGCGAATATGTTGATAGATATTAGGTTTAGCACTAAAACCGTGTCTAGAGTAATAATCAGTTGGGATAGAAGTGGGAAGAAAGACAGCGCCTGAATTTAAGTTACTATCTATAATCCCACTTATAGATAGTAAATCCGGGGTAAGAAACTCTACTAAATCATTTTTATTAGATATTCTTGTTTGATTTTCCTTTAAGTTGCTAGTACCGTATAAAGCTTTATACAAGCGTAGTGTAAAGTAATCTTTAGAAGATAAAGCTTTGTCTACTACTTCCTTATAGTTTTTTGTATTTAAAGCAATAGCGCCTGTAGTGTATATATCTCGTTTTATAGCTTGTATAACCGGGGTGCCAATATTAGAAGAACGAAACTGTAGACTAGCTTCAATAACGTGACGAGCAGAGTTAGAGGAAAAGTTATGACTACCTAGATGAACAGTATCTTTAGAAGCAATAACTTTAGCGTGGGGAAGGTAAGTAGAATCTTCTGGAAGTATTTGGATAGTAACTCCGCCTTCAAATAGGATTCTAGCAAAGTTAGAACTAGCTACTTGACTACCGCCTGCTTTTACACCTAAAGGATTTTGAATAAATACAGTTACATCATTACCTTCTTTTTGTGCCTGAACAAAGGCATTAGCTATTTCTACATCTGAAGCGTAAGGCATAACGCCGTAGATCTGTCCTTTAGATTCGCGTATAAGATTAATAATTTGTTGGTCTGAGTTACTACCAAAACCGCCGATAGAAACTTTTTTAGATGTAAGTTGATTAGTAAGAGTACTAAGATCATCGGAAGTATTAGCCGTAGCTACAAATTTAGCTACAGTTCTTAGATCCTTAGCTATTTGGGGGTCTTTGCCATAAATAGCATAGTTAAGTTGTTTACGAGCGCCTCTTGAGGTTTGGACTACAGTTTCAAGATTACCTGTAGAAACAAAATATCGGTCCGAATAACCTTCTTCTTCTACAAAAAATTTAGAATGAAGGATGTAATTATATATTTCATTTTTCTTTGAAGGGTCGTATTTATAACCTAAAGCGAACGGTGTAGTCTTGTTAGTTACGTCTATACCACTTAGTAAAGTGGTTCTACTAAACATAGCTAACATATGGTCTATAAAATTACCTGTAAAATAGTTTTTAGTATTAGGTCCATTTTTTCCAATAGTTAAACCATAAGCTTTAAGAGAATCTATAGGTGTACCCGCAAAATACTCTGCTGCCTGTTCAATATGTCTATAAGGTGTACTATCTAGAGTAGTAGATGCAAAATTATACCCTAATGTGCCAAATGTAAAGCCTATAAACAGCCTACTAAATACGTTCTTATTAGAGAAGATACCAGAAGTAGACTGATTAAAGTATATATTAGATATAATTTTAGTCATAGTAGGCGCGGTAATAAAACCCAGTCCGCCGAAAAGTAAAGAATTAATAGTTCTAGCGCCGCTATCATCACTATCAGTATTAGGATTAGCCTTTTCCTCTAAAGTTTTATAGACATTTTTACCTGTCATATTCTTAGATACTGAGTTGATAGCCTCAGAAATTTTATAAGTAATAGCCGCGCCTGGTCCACCTAACCCAAAAGAGTTAAGAATAGATTTATATGCCCCTTCAAGACCACCTGTAAAAGAAATATTACCTCCCATAGAAACTACAATACCTTCATCTCTCGCTTTAGTAGCAAGTAGTCCTAAAAACTCTTTATCAGAAGACAGCTCATAAAAGGCACCTAAAAGAGTATTATCTTTAGAGCCTTTAAGAAAACTCATTAAACCAGTACCTATAGTACCTGAATCGTAAAATATATGACTATTGTCTAATCTAACAGCCATACCCTCCGCTAAGTATCTTGAGTTATTAATAAGTTCATTAGCATAATTAACAGTCTCTTTGTCTGTACCTGGTGGTGCTACTGCTTGATTGATTACTATTATAGGGTCTTTATTATAATTACTAGGAGTTTCAGACTTTGATTCAAATTGATATGAAGATATAAAACCGGAGATAGCCCCAATAATAGAGCCAAATAGAGCAGAACTGATAGTATTACCCTTAAGGTACTTTTCACCTTTTGTATGTAAGCTTTTAGAATATTGGGTTAAGGGAAAAGCTAAACCAAACCCCATAGTGGTCCCTAAAAGAGTATTAGGTAAGACAGAGCTGCTATCATTTATTAAATTTGCCCTTTGTAGTTCAGCAGCCCCAGTTATAGCTCCTCCTATTAAACTAGTAAAAGGTAGACTGTAAGAAAGCTTTCTATAGGCGGGAAACTTTGATAAAAAATGACTTGTAGTTCCCCCAACAACTCCCCCAAGTGCTGCATAACTTAAAATATTTAAAGGAGCGTTATTAAGTTTAATACTATTACTAGGTATATAATCTTTATCTATGTCTTTTACTAACTCAGAAGACCTATTATATTGATAAGTAGATAGTAGACTATATACAAGAGCACCTGCCGCAATAGGTAAAGGAGCTTTAAGGTTTTTTACAACTTCGGATCTAAAGTAGTTAAAAGTTGATTTACCAAGAGTAAGAGTAGATTTAAAACTCCCGGACAGTTTTCCTTCATTAAGACTAGATAATAAGCCCTTGCTGCTTTCTACTATCTCACCTTGAGCTTTAATATTTGCTTGTCGAGCTTCATAGGCTCCAAAGATATTCCAGAAATTGACAAGTCCTTTATTAACTTCTTTCTTAACAGAGTCAGCTTTTTCAGTCCCCAAAGCTGCAGTTAAAAGAAGAGGTAAAGAAGCAAAAAACGAAGCAGATATAGCCGTAGGTAATGGTTTAAGAAAATCAAATACATTAGTTTCAGTTTTTAGCTCATTACTCTTTTGTCCCTTTTCTATTCTATACAGCTTATTAGCGCTATAGTTAGGTTTATAAGAACTTAATATAGTATCTTTAAAATTTAACCGTTTAACGCTTTTGTATCCAGGACTATAAGTATTATCAACAAAGTTGGTATAATAAATGTTATTAGTAACGCTACTATCAACTAAACTCTTTAACTCTGTAAAGGAAAAGGAATAAGGGTTAGATGACTTATAAAAATCTTGGTTAAGTAATCGAGATTTAATACCAGAGTTTTTGATTAAAGAAGAGGACGTAAAGGATTGAGATTGAGTCTTTTCCTGGGTAAACGTTTTTAAACTATCCAAAATAATATTAGCCGCTAAGGCCCCATATAAAGCACCGGCTACAAGAGGTTTAAGTTGAGGTCCATACTCTTCCTTCATAAGAAGATAACCCCCTATATAACTACCAAGCATAGTACCAATAACAGCCCCCTCAGTACCAGAGACAGAGTAACCAGTAAGAGCGCCTATAGTAGCAGGCATAAAATTTGTGGGTAAATAGCGTGTTGGTTTTGGTAAGGTGCCACTACTTTTGTTATAATTAATAACTTCGCTTTCAAATAGATACTGAAATGCTGTATAGTTTTTAGTAGGTAAGTCTCCAGTTTTAACAATAAGATTGCTGGCACCGTATAAAACACCTGTTAAAGCTAGACCAGATAAAGCACCAACAGAGGTATAAGTGGCTCTTTCATAAGGAGTTATATATTTATCGCGCTCAAAAAGCTTATCGGCAGCATCAATAGAGCGCTGTCTTTCTTCTGATTGAGAAAAGGAAGGCAAAGCATAAGTATCATCACTTACGGAAATAGGTTTAAAGAAATTGCCATCTTGAAAGAATGTACTGTAATCATGGCTAAAACGCCCTTGAAGTTTAGGAGAGTATTGTTGACCGTACTGATTATATAGATTTTCATAAGGGTTAAGGAACAGGGAGTTTTGTACAAACTCAGATGCTAAATAAAAGGATGACTTTGCTGGTTTTAATGGGTCTGAATTTAAAGTCATAGACGAAAAAAGAGTAGCACCAGCTAAACCTGCTGTTGCTGCCAGACCTAATGGAGCCATCAAGTGTTTTGAAATAAATGGAAGCATTATATGTTTATACCCTTAATCCTAAGCTTATAAGTATAAGTTGTTTATTAATAACCAGTACTGTTAATTTGGTAGTGTATTTATGTTATATTCAACCAGCTGGTCGACAGTTAGAGCAGGTTGAAATGTAATATTGATGATAGTATTAAGAAGGTTGTCAGAGAAGACATTAAGCATATTATTCTCGTAAGAGAAAGAGGAAGAGGAGTTAACGGAGAGAACGTCCCAGAAAGTGAGGGGGAGAAAGTAGGGGTTAGTATTAAGTAAGAAAGAATAGGAAGAGATAAGAGGGCGGCTACGAACAATCCAAACTTGTTTATCAAGTGGTTTAGAGACATCTTCTTTATAGTAAGAGACATGGTAGCGACCAATAGGAAGGTAAATATCAGATGGGACAAGTTGTAGTTTAAGAATACCGTTTGAAGGGAATTGAATGCGAAAAGGTTGAGGGAGGTAGTGTTGAATAGAAGGGCGAGAAGAACGAGGTGGTTGGATATAAAGAGAATACTTAGTAAAGTCGATAGTTGGGGTTACCTCGTTAAGTTTATAAGCAGAGACTAGTTCTAAAGCAATAGGGCTATAAGTTAAAGGTAGGACAGGATTATAAAAAAGATTAGTATTAGACATAGAGGGAAGATAGTATTAGAGGGTAGAAGAGATGAAAGGAGAGAGGGAGGAGAGGAGCTAGAAAGTAATAGCTAAACTAACGTATAGAAAAAAGTAAGAGAAATTAAAAAGGTAGCCGCGCGGCTACCTTTAAAACAGACAAGATAAAAAATGTTTAGTTACTACTCTGGCTTTTTAGTACTTTCTAATTGTTTTAGAATATTAGCTTGGAGTATAGCATCTAAATCTTCTATCTCTATTGCTGTTGAGGAATCTCCTAGTATATCGTCCCAGTTACTTATAGTTCCTTCCTCATCTACAAGTGCTGTAGTTAGCTTAGTTTTGTAATTATTATCTAAGTAAACGTTATATACTTTAAACTTAGTGTTATAGTAAGAACCTTCTGCTATCCTTCGTCGAAATCTTGTAAGAAAGTTAATGCTGTTAGTTTCCACTAAAAACTGTAAGTTTTTAGTTTTATAGTAATCTATTAATATATCAGCTAGAGCTACTTGTAATTGGGGGTCTAAGCCTGCATCAGGGTTATCTAAAGCCAAAGTAGTATCGTGACTAACAAATTCTAATAAGATTAGTAATTGTAGAATAGAGTTAACAGAAGTACCAAGTTTATTAACCTCGACTTTAAAGCCATCAAACGTTTTAGCAATAATCTTATACTTATTAGGTTTAGTAGTAGATTGTTTTAACGATATAGATTGAACAAGATTAAGGTCAGAGAGAGTTTTAGAGAGAGTAGCTTCAAAGTTAGGGACACTTTTTTTAAGAGCTATAAAGAAAGGATAGATATACTGACCATTAATGCCGGCTAAGAAAGTGATAGGGTCTTTAAGGTAGTAATAGTTAGGAATAATAGCGCGGCGGGAGTTAAGATAAAGAACATGTTCTGCGTTACGTTTATAATAAATATGTCTAAGGATAGATGATTTACCTGTGTTGTTATGCCCCATAAAAAGGGTAATAGGCGAGAGAGAGAAATGTAGGTTATGGCAGGAGTTAAACCTATCAATCTGGTGTTTTGTTAACATAATAAATAACAGTAACTATAGAGCTAAAAACACTGTAACCAAGAACAAAATAAGTTAGAAAAATAGGCGCTATGCTGTAATAACAGCCTAAACAAGCAGAGTTTAAAGCGAGCTAAATATCATCAGAGAGCCAGGAAGGTTCACTAAGATATTTAGAATCCCATTTAGAATAAGATCTTTTAACTTGAGTTACTAACTCTTTAGCTGAAGAGAATCCTAAATCTGCTAAATCATCTTTAAAAGGTATAGGTTGAGTAGGTTTTACGGAGTTACTAACAGGAGTTGCTGTTAAATTAAAGTCTGACATTAGATGCCACACTACGGCTACACAAGCATCTGCGATGTCTTTAGAACCGTCTCGCCTATGATCAATCTTTTTACCCTTTATTAATTGTATACCAAAAAGCTCATCTTTTAGCTTAGAAGACCAAGGGGAGTTATTAGGTAGAATAACACGCTCCTCATGAAGCATTTTTCTAAAGAAGTCGTACAATTCAAGTTGTTTACCTTGAGAGAAAGTAATAACGGAAGCGTTTAGGCCGTTATTTCTAAGATGTTGAACGGTTTCGGGGTTATAGTGGTCAGAAGTTATTTTAGATAGAGGGCGGCGGTTATGTATTTCATAAATGCATTTATAAATATTAGTTATACCAACTTGTTGGTTAACATCAGGTTCCCAGACAAGAAGACCATCAATAATAGCAAACCTATCACCTTTAATAGTTTCTCTATGACCAAATGCAATGGCATAGCTATCACGAACGAAAGCTGGGTCTAAGTGCATAACGCTACCGTTAATAGTAGGTAGAATATCATCAATTTGAAGGCGAACAATAGAATCAGGAGATTTTAATTTAGAGACAGAGATAGAAGTAGAGCCTCTAAAAGCTTTTTGTATATCATCATCAGTAAAGAAAGAGTAAGCTTTATTAAAGCGAATACCTTCAAATTCAAGAGCAGCTTTTCTAGGGTCTAACAAATATTCAGATTGAACTACAGGATTGTCTCTAGCGGCGTGTACGGGGTTTAAATCCCAAGAACGTAACCTAAAGCCTAAAGTACCGGGAGACTCTTTAGTAAGACTGTACAGCTTTTGTATAGCATCGCCATCACACCAAGCGGAACTAATAGCGATGCGTTTAGCATCTTTACCAAAAGTTACACCAGAGATACCAATATTTGACCATAATTGGAGAGCATTGCTTTCATCATTATCTTTACCTTCGTCATCAAATCTAGCCACTTCATCCATAACTAAGCAAATAACAGAAGAGCCGACCTGAGAAGCTGAATTTGAGTTACCGCTGTATATATATAACAACTTATCAGGGTACTTTATTTCTTCTTCGCCTATAATTACTTTCTTTCTATCAACTAACCTTTTTATAGCAGGTATGTGCTCAAGTAAAGCTTTTGCTTGAGCGAATATAGTACGTTTAGTTTGAGTAGCACTAGTAGCGATACAGTAGATAGAAATAGGGGTAGAGGTAGCAATACCGTAGTAGAGTTGGGGAGATTTCATAAGACAGAGTCTACAGAACTCAAAGGCGACAATAATAGAAGCGGTAAAGCTTTTACTACCTCTACGACCAGCTTCAACAATAAGAGCTTGGAAAGGTTGTTGAGGGGGGTAATTAGAAATAGGGTTAAGGGAAGTACGGTCAAGAGCGTACCAAGCCTCGAGTATAGAGATTTCGTCGTCAGATAAAGGGAGGCTATAAAAAGTTTTAAGAAGAACCCATTGACGGGGGTTTAATTCTTTAACGCCCCAGCTAAGTTTATCTATTTGATTCTCTACAAAGTCTACAATATTAAACTCTTCAGTTGAGGCACCAAACTCATCTTGGATACTATCAGCTAAATCATCAAGAAATCCATCAAGGTCAAACCCTTTATTCTTAATAGACATAAATATAGTTAGTAAACTGTTAAAACTAGGTAAATGTACTCTTAAAGGTTAATAAAAGAGACAGCAAATTCATTAGGTTGAATAGAGAGTTGTTGCCCAGCGACAACAGTGAGGGGGGTAGACAGTTTAGATGCCAGTAGAATAGTGGTATCAGCAGCTAAAAGACCAGCATAGTAAAGAGTATTATTGGATATAATATTTACTTGAATAGTATTAGTATTGTAGATATATAAATTATCAACAGAAATAGCGGGAGTAAAGATAGCGGAGATAGTACCGGTAGTAGGGTTTAGGAAAGGGTTAGAGGTATAGAAGCGTATAGAGGTTACAGGAGTAAAAGAAGTAGGGAGAGAGGGGGTAGAGTTACTAGAGATAGTACCGCCATAGACAATAGACTTAAGTATAGAGGAAGAGATAGAAGAATTAAGCATAAAAGATTAGTAGAGGTATAAAGGGAAGAAATAATAAGACAAAAAATCAGACAATAAAAACAGTAGAACCTACAGATATTTTAGCGCCTATAGAGACAGTAGTAGAGAAAGAGGAGATAACGTAGTTAGTAGCAACGGTATTAAAATAATGAAAAGAGTATTTATATATAACACCAGCGGGGGCAACAAGAGTAGTAATGTGGTGGAGATTATTAGGAGCGGGTATATTATCTGTAAGATTAACCAAACCGGTTAAGTTAGAGAGGGGAAGGATATGAGTATTAGATTCATTAGGGGAGGGGGAAGTACCGGGAGCGGGGCTAGTTTTAGGAGAAGAATAAGGTAATCCTGGAGTAGTTCTTAAAGCGAGAGCATTAGAAGCTTGAGTGTTAATTTCTCTTGATACAGGGTAGAAGACAATAGATTGATATTGTGGGCCCGTAAGGAATTCATGGTTATATACTGTTATATCTGTAGTATAAGTTTTAGTTTGTCTATCTAAAAGAATTTTATAGTTAGGTACAGTATCAAAATAGCGTGTGAAGTTAGATTTAAAGAATAGGTTTAGTTTTTCTATAGGGCTTAAAGTGGCATCTAACAAGATAGAGATATAACTTTTTATAAGAGGTTCTGCTAGGTATACAGAAGGTTTTAAGATAAAACTAGCCAGGCGGCGCAGTATGTAGGAACTAGAAGAGAATAAAGGCTGTTTTAGTAAGAAGAGGTGTAAAGTAATATAAAAAAAAGCAGATGAATACGCGTGGATAAGTGAGCCTATAGTAGTATAAGAGTTTTCTTCGTTAGTGCGAGAAGACCAGAAGGGGCCTTCTGGGAGAGATAGGATAAAGAGATTTTTAATATAAGAGGAATAAGCGCGGCAGCTAGTAGCACCCGTATCAAAAACGTAGTTAGATATAAGTTTAAACTTAAAGGAGTAGCATACAATAGGAGTTAAGGAGTTAATATTAAGGGTTGAAACAGATTTAAGTTGAGAATCCAGTTTAAACTGTTCAAATAGCCAAAATACCCAAGTAGGCCTGAAGTCAAAAAGATAGAGATTTGTAAGAGAAGCGACTAAGAAATCTAGTTCTGTATAAGTTGAGTTAGTACCTTCTAAAGTAGAGAGACGAGAGGAGTTATAGCTAGTCAAAAGCAAAGGAGCTCTTGGGAGGTCAAATTCGCAGTGCCACCAGAGTTTATAGGCGATAGTACTTAAAGTAGAAGAGTCAGAAAAGATAGAATATTGAAGGATATCGGGTACAACTGGAAGTTCAAGAATAGCCAGATAGAGTTTAGCTGCTTTATAATGGATAATAGAGTCATAATCAATAGAGAGAAAAGAGTTAAAGAAGAGAGAAGTAACGCAAGAGGTTATAAAAGAGAGGTCTTCGGTATTAATACCCTCAGCAGAAAAAGAGCCATAAACAAAGTTATTAACGGGGTTAACATATTGAGAGGAGATAAAAGAGAGTAAACGAGCTAATTGAATACAATCTTCATAGAAGTTATTAATAGCAAGATGAAGGTTAGACTTAGAAGTTAGATATTGAAGTGATAAGCAGACGGAGAGACCAAGAAGGGAGTTATCGTATATAGAATTAGAGAGAGGGGTCAAAGAGGAGTTAATAACAACCCCGCCGTCAGTTTGAGAAAGGCTTTGATTATCTATAAAGGAGTTAATAAGTCCATTAAGAGTAGAGATAACTAAAGAGTCGGAGTCAGTTGCGGCGGCTAGTATTAAACCCCAAGCTATAGAAGATATAGATTTAGTAGTATCTGTTACTGATACTGAACACTTACAGCCAGTTTTATAGTTTGGTAAAGTATAAGTAACTGGTGTGTTATTAGAGTCAAAACCCGAAGTAACTACAACAGATTCATTAGGGAATTTTAGTATATTAGAACCATCAAAAGGAAAAACAATTTGGTATGTATAAGAGTTACCTATATAAGGCTTTAGTTTAGGTTGATTAGTATTTAGGAATGTTATAAGTCTAGTTTCCTGACTAGGAGTAATGGTACTAGTAACAGAAGAAATAGTTAAAGTAGAGTTAATAGCCGATTTGCTACTAAGAAGTACAGGATGGGAACAGGTAATAGGAGTAGAATGGAGAGGGGCAGTAAGAGTAAAAGGGGAAAAGGAGGGGGAGAGAGGAGAAATATAAAGAGAGCGGGAATAAAGAGAGGGGTCAGAGCTAAGGTTAGAATAAGATAATTCTAAGTCAGAAAAACTAGAAGAGCCTTGGGATTTAAAGAAAAGAGAAGATAAAGTTTGATGCATAGTTATAATTGATAAGTAGGAAGAGTTAGTTTAATTGAAGAGACAACAACAACTTGATCCATATCAGGGACAATATCTGTAGTAGGTTCTGTAATAACTACTTTAGATACAAAAGGGAGTATAGCAGTAGTAATAGAAGATAGAAATAAAGTTTGTCCCAAATCTAAGGTAGCTACGAGGTCTTCAATAGCAAAAGAGATTTGAGAGTTTATAGTTGTAAAATCTGAGGAAGAGGAGTAAGGTACAACAGATATAGCTAGTTGAACATATTTTATTTTTGCTTCATTAATAGAGATACTTATACCAGCGGGTATATAAGGTAGTAAAGAGGATTTTAATTCATCTACTTCAGTATCAGAATAAAAAGTAGTACCATCAAGGGAAGAGAAGCGAACCCAAAGTTCAATGATACCGGGAAGGCGATTTTTTACAAAAGATTTAGAGACATTAGGTTGTAATTGAACAGCGTTTTTAATAAAAGGAAGAGAGGAAGTGCGGTCAAGAGTGGTAATAAAATTTAAGAACCTACTTCTAAGAGAATCATCGTCTTCTTCATCAGCGCCGCCGGTAAAGTCGCCAAAGAAAATATTGTTAGAGGAGATAGAAGAGCCAACAAAAAAGTCAATAGTAGGAAAATCGGGTGTGAAAAGAACTGTCCCTGCGGGTAAATTATTAGAGAAGCCAGTTGTAAGGGAAGAAACAGGGATAATAGTGTTAGCAAATGTTGTAGTTACAGCGGACTGAGATGTAGCAAATTGAAGGCCGTTATCGAGGTCTGTAAGAATAGTATTATTAGGGATAGAGAGAGAAGTAGGAGTAGGTTTAACGATAACGGAACCAAAAGACAAGGAAGCAGGAAAGCGTTTTATAGAGGGTGTATATATAAGATTATCAAGGTCTAAGCCTGTAGCTGTAAGAGGGGAAGAGGAGGTAAAAACATTAACAAGTTGAGATTCAAGGTCAGCTATAACAGTAGAATTAGCGCGGGCGAGAACATAGAGAGGGGAAGAGGGGTTAAGTTGGAGGTCTAAGCCGAAGCCAGCTTGTTCAATTGAGTTTAAATAGTCATCAAAGATATCTTGAAAAAGTCTAGGGTAGTACATATAAGTAAGAATAGAAGAGAAAGAGCTAAGAGTTATTAACTATAGTAGAAGTAAAAGAGTTAGAGTCAGTTGGGTCAAAGGAGTCAGAGGGTTTATATGTAACAGAGATATTACCATTACCAATATAATCAGAGGAGATAAAAGTAACTCTAGGGTCTAGAGAGAGAGAGGATTGGATAGTATCTTGAATTTCGGAGTCATTGAGTTCTGATTCAGGGACAGAGAGGAAAGAACTGAGATAGCAGCCGTAGTTTTCGTCGAGGGGGAAGATATTATAAGAGGGTTGGTCATTGTCGTCGACAGTAGTTAGAAGGCAGTATCTGGAGTAGGAAGAGGGATTAGTAGAAAGACGGGTAGAGACTTCGTGTTGAAAGATTTGGGGGTAGTATACCCAATCAAGGGACAAATCACCTTGTGTAAAGATTAAGCCACGCATAAAGGGATTAAGAGGTTAAGAGGTTAAAAGGTTATAGGTTTATGGAGGGAATAAGGAGTGCCGATATCAAAGGAAGCAGCGGGGGCTGTAATTTCAATTTCTTTATCAGCTATATTTAATAGTCCCTTAGTGTATTGGTCATAAGCTGATACTACTATTCTATATAAACCAGGCTCCCATACTGAAGAACCATAAAACTCTATATAGCCTTTAGAATTAAGATCATTTCCTACTAATAGCACGCTGTCATATAAATATAGTGTCCATCCTAAGTAACCATCCTTATGATGCACAGGAGTATTTACCTTTACCTTTAACGCTCCCAGCTTTGCAGTTTTGTTTATAATCTTATATCTTATATCTTGTGGTTTATATATATTTTGTATTGTACCTAAATCTTTTTCTTTTAGCTGTGCAGTATCACCACTGACATATACAGCTTTAATACCGGAAGAAATAGAATCTATATAGAAAGTACAAGTACCGTTAAGAAAAGAGACTAGCTGACCCGGTTTTGGGATAACAAAAGTAGAGGTAGGGGAGAGGACAGCTAGAGGTTTAGAGGGGTTAGAGAGGTCAAGACTAGTAATAGAGTAGTGTTCGGTAGGGTTATATTTATTAGCAATAAAACTAGAAGCTGGTTCAAAAATAGAGTTATCCATTATACAAGAAGGTTTCTGTTACGTAGAGGTTAGTAAAAAAGTTAGACTAAGGTAGTAGGTTTAACCGGAGGAGGAGTAGAGACAGACGGGGGGTTAGGTGGAGATGAAGGTTTAGGTTTATCTGTTTTAGAGAATAGCTTAGAGATAGTACTAGAGGCCATAGAAAGACCTTTACTGCTAAGTTCTGAGACTGCTGTACTAGTATTACCGCTAGCTGCGTCTGCAACGGCTTTAGGGCTTATAACATCTTCTATAGAAGATTTTACTTCTTGGTCCTTAACAGAGTTTGTATTAGTAGAAGGGCTAGTAGGAACGATAGAGGAGGGGACATTAGAATCTGAGGAAGCGGCAGTACTAGCGGATTGAGCGGGGCTAGTATTAGTAGGAGGTAAACCAGTTGCCTCAGAGGTTGACTCAAATTTATTAGTATCTAAATTATAAGTAACTTTACGAGAAGCGCCCATACCAATACGAACTGTACTTCCATCTAAAGCTAAAATATTAGTAGCAGATACTTGTATATCCTTATAGGATGTTATATAGGTTTCTCCGCCAGAAACAATAGTAGTAGACTCCTTACTAGAGTAGATAGATTCGCCGCCGGATATATACTTAGAGTCTTTCTTAGAGATAGAATACAAGTCTTTATAGGATTGATGGTAGACTAACTGATGGGCTCTTACGGTATAGTCTTTAAGACAAGTAGTAGTAGAGCTTAGTGCTTCTAAGGAAGAAGTTGTTAGTATTTCTTCAGATTTAGAGTAAGAAGATAGAACTACTTCCCCATCACATTTTACATAATGTTTATTTAGATACTGATATAGTCCTTCACTGCAGTAATCTATTTTAGTTGATGTTCGTGTAGTATATAAAGAGTCTACTGAATCCCACTTATATTGTGCATTTAGTCTATTAATATCGCTAATGAGGGTAAAACAAGAGCTTTTAAAGGCAGTGGTACTGCTGTTAACATAAAATAAAGGAGTATTAATAGAAAAGTCTCTATCACAGTTAAAAAGAGTAGTGTATGTTTTACAGAAATAGGACTGATAGGTTTGGATATGCCTGTCTTTGGAGTATAGATTTTTAGAGTCTTGAACCCATACATTCCATTTATTATTAGAAGAATCTAGTTGAGTCTTATATCCTTTTAGATAATCGACACTGTTTTTATGTCTGTTTGAAGGGTTAAGACTTTTAATCCAGTTAGTTATAGCTTGTAAGTCATTATCAACGTGATTATCTTTAACATTAAAAGAAACACCTGCGAGGCTATATAAGTTATTAACTTGTTTAGATACGCAGTGGTCTTCTTCATAATAAGCGGCTTTGATGTAGTTATGGTCAGGCTTTTGATTAAATTTAGGCTTAGTATTAGGGAAGCACTTACTGAGGTTATTAGCAGTTTTTAAATCGTTATCGACAGAAAAAGTAGAAGAGTTAAGAGAGGTAGAGGAGTTAGAGAGGGAGGAAGAGGGTTTAGAGCAAGAGATAGAGACAGAGCGGCTGTAGTTATTAATAGAAGAAAGCTGAGAGAAAAGAGCATATTCTTTAGGGTAATCAGAGGGGACAGCATAGACTTGGACTTGACCTTCGGAATCAAATTCAATGTTATGGAGAGAACTATTAGCCGAGCTGTTGTTAATAGTAATAGTAACCTGTGGTGTTATATCTCCGGTATAGACAGGAATTAACTTATAAGCGTCTGGATTAGCGCCAGACACACGTATAACAGTAGATTTAGTGCAGATAGGGTTATCACAGGTTATGTTTATAGTTTTTAAGCTGCCTATCCCAGGAATAGTTTTTGTACTCTCTACGGTATTACCCGAAAATTGTTTTGCCATAAAATAAGCCCTTTAGTAACATAATAATTCTTATACAAAAGAGTACAACCTGTAATCATCTTTATCAGAGATAGTAGATTTAGACAAAGCGAGCCAAGCAGTTATATCTTTTTGGATAGAAGAGAGTTCAGAATCAGTTTGAGTAAAAGTAGAGAAAGCGGATAAAGCGGATAAAGAATCAAAAGCGAGACAGAGTAGACGAGAGATTTGAAGGGTAATAAAGTTAAACTCTTTAGAAGATTCAATTTGTGCAAGGGAAAGGGAGTAGAAAGAGGGGTCGAGGTAAGTTATAAACAAAGCGCAGCGTATATAAGATTCACAGATAAGGGATTGAAAGAGGAGAATAAAGCCAGAAGGAGGGAGTAAGCGAGAGACATTATAGAGAGCATTTTGAGTCTTATCTTGTTGTATAACAGGAACTAAAGGGAGGACGGAGCTAAAGATTTCAGGTTGGTATTCGTGGAAAAGAACGCGAAGTAAAAGATTAGAGAAAGAGGAAGGAATTACAGCGCGCGTTCTGGCGTAGACTAAAAGGAAATATTCTTTTGAAGTAGGTTGTAAATCAAAGAGGGCTTTGCTGTAGGTTTCTATCAGATTAACAATTTCAGGAGTAAAGCCACAATCATTAACAATATCTAGCAAGCGTTGGTTAGGTAATTTATCATAGTTTGAGCCACAGATAGACCATATAAATTTTAGAGTTTCTTCTATAACTAGAGGAAAAGGCAGCTCGCTATCAACGTACTGGCTGTAATAAGCTAAAGAGCCGAGCTCCCCACCATAAGTAGGGGGGTCTTTCAACTCTGCTATACTAGGGCCGGTATAGGGCCATATATCATCAAAAGAGAGAGTTTGCCATGTTTGTACAGCCTTATTAGTTAAAGAAGTTTCTTGTGTATCTGAGTACTGAGTATTTCTTATAAAATGCTCATAGGCTTTATATACAAAATAATCTCTATAGTTAAGAAGAGTAGGAGATTTTAGGTTAAGGGGGTTGTATTTAGATGCTTGTTCTTGTAAATTAGCCTGAGCTAAAGTTATATCAATACTGCGCCATTGTTCTGTAGAAAGGCGCTCTGGTATTTCATAGCCAAATTTCTGGCTATACGGAGATAAAGGTAAACCAACTTTATACTGTACCATGAACTGGTATTGCTCCTAAAACGTAATTAAAATAATATCGTTGGATGTTTTCTAGCAAGTCAGATAGAGGTTTGGTATGTATAGTAATATAGCAGTTACTAGATTTATTTACTAGTTCTATAAAGAACTTATTAATATCTCTATCTTTAATAGGTTGTAAGATACTAGTATAAGAAGGGTCAATAAGCAAACACCAGTCGATAAGGTACATAGGGTCTTTAAGGAAAGAATCAATACTAAAAGGTTTAAGTAGAAGAAAAGTTTCAAGATACTGTTGAAGTAAAGATTGTGAAGTTAAAGACTTAATAGTTTGTTCGATGTAGGAGCTGCTATACTTAAAAGATTGAATAAAAGTAGAGTTAAGAGATTTAGTAATAAAAAACTGAAGAGAACAGACAGGGATACCAAAAAGGGAATCAGGGCAAGAAAAAAGAACAAGATCAAAGAGATCATAGAAAGAGGAATAAGTAATAAGATTGCTATATGCTTTAACTACTTCAGTCGGAAATCTAACAGAATAAAGGTAAAGTTTGTCTACTAAGAGAGTATCAGTATCTTCGTCCTCATCTAAGAAAGCTGGTGGGGGTGTAATAGTATTAGTATATGATTTAAACATAAAAGTAATAGAGTTAGTGGTTATGAACTTAACAAGTATTTAACGTATAAAGTAAACTTAGTTTAGTAAAATACTAAGAGTTTGTTAAGGGGTAGAAGCAAGTCGGGAGGAGGCAGGGTTACCCGGGCTTAAACGAGGTGCACTAGGGGACTGCCCTGGGGGAGCTAAAGGTGCGCCAACAGCTGTACCTGCTATAGGTTTGGTTTTTGGGGTATCACTTTTAAGAGTAGCGACGCAGGCATCATAGCGCGCGGCTACAGTTGAAGCTTCTTCTTGTTGAGCCTGTGCAATTAACTCAGGAGAGATATCAGGCTCAATCTTAGCTAGTCTCTGTTCCTCTGTCTGAATACTAAGTTTTTCTTCTGGTATTCTTTTTTCTTCAGCCTCTATTTTTTTTGTAAGCCGATCTATTTCTTTTTGTGTTTTATCTATACTATCTTTACTATAAAGATACGATTCTTCTTTTTTATCTTTTAGAATTTGCTTATTGATTTCTAATAACTCTTTATCTACTAGTAAACTTTGTTCAGCACTCTCAAGGGCTTGCTTTCTCTTTAGGAGGTTGTTTTGTTTTTTAACAAAGGTTGTAGCTATTTCTTTTTCTTTTCGTTCTCGTTCTCGTTTAGCTTCAGTTGCTTTGCTATATAAAATATCATCTACTATATATTTACTAGCTTGACTCCATAAAGCTCTAGCGGTACCTTGTAGAGGAGCTGGGACCTGATTTAATAGTTCATTAGGTAGCTGCTCTATAGTTTGTGTTAGTTTTTCTTGGTCAACGGATAGCCCGGCGTTCTTACCGCTTGCCTTTATAGTAAAGGGACCGGATTCAAAAACTCTAGAATTATCATCTGGGTCTCTGCTAACAGATACGTGAAATAAGTCTGGTAGGTTTTTGTTAAGCTCGTCTAAGCCGTAACTTATTGTTCTATCGACATATATATCTGATGCTCTACCTAAGTTAAACTTCTGTCCGCGCATTTGTATATAAGTAGTTGCGTTACCATTAACTACTATAATATCATCTCTAACTCTATATTCTTTTTGAGTATCTTGTTCAAGCTCATTTTTTCTTATTACAATATCACCAACTTCTAAGCCTAATTCTGATGCGCTTACTTGAAGAAAGGGGGGTAATAACTTATTAACCTCATCTACACCAGAGTTTATAAAAGGGTTAAAGATGTCGCCGCCTACAGTTACAGTATCTTCCCTAACGTCATACACTATTTGCCCAATAGAAAAGTTTTTTACAAAAACATCCCCATTCTCATCTCTTTCTATAACTATATTTACTTTAAGATAGTCCGGTAATACACTGTTTAAAGCAGTTAATGCAAACTCTTTAGCTACTCCTAATAGTACTTGATTAACAAATTCATCTCCAACCTGTTCTAGAAAAGTCTTAGTCTTTTTTTTAGACTGTTTAGCAGTCTCCTCCATACACTTAGTTACTTCTCTAAGCCTCTTTAGATATGCTTGTAACTCTTTATTTTCACTAGCTGATTTGGTTGTATATATTTTTGCAAAGGCTTGTGTTACTTCAGTATCAGTGTATAGAGTATAATTATCATCTTTCTTAAAAACTTCAATGTTAATAGTCCCGTCGTCTTTTATTAAACGGTTAACATAGTTTGCCTGCTGGAAGTTTAAAGCTGTCTGTAGATTCTTTATATCTTCTTCCTGCTTCTTTATCCTAGCTTCTTTCTGAGTTGGAGTTTGATATTTGTCTTTTAAACTAAGAGCAATATCTCCCTCCTCTGTCTGTGCGTGAACCAGGTCTCCATTTAGTTTAAACTCTTTGTTACCTGGTGCAAAAACCTTTATACCTTCTTTAGTGTCTGCTTCAAATGTAAGTTTTAATATATCATTTTTATTCTTTGACCTCCTAAACCCTACGTTTGGGAGAGAATAGCCCGCAGTAGACAATTCTGTCGGATTATATATCTTAGGGGGTAGTAAAAGCTCGTCACTTTTACCATCTTTAATATCTTTAAATGCGGAATCTCTTAGTGTGTTTTCATCCTTAACATTGTAGGAGTTTATAATTAAAGGATTTAGTCCTTGGTCCGCCGCAGAAAAAAGTATAGCTACTAAATCTCCTGGTTTTGGATTTTGGTCTGCAACCGCCGCTGATAATTCTACTTCAATTTTAGAACCATCGGCTATTAAATATACAATAGCTCTGTTAAGTTTTAGTTCAGTTGGCCCTTTTATAACCCTACCAAAAACTATCTTGTCTGGAACTTTATTGTGCCTAAGGCTTTGTGTTACTAAAGGAGATATATTTAGGGCTGCCATATCAATAAGGATTTGTTAATGCTAATATACTGTAAAAACCTGGTTTGCCGTCATTAAATTGGTGTTGAACATTCTCTATTCTCCACATACTATCTATATCCTCTAGTACAGTTATATCAGCTATGTTAGAGCTCTCACTAGTAGCAGAGGATTGGTTTTCCGTGGCTTCAGTGGGAGAGTCAGTAGTAGCAGAGGATTGGTTTTCCGTGGCTTCAGTGGAGGAGTTAGTAGTAGCAGAGCAATAAATGTTTGTACTTTCAGTTATAGTTTGTACTGTCACGCTACCTGTTGTTTTTATACCATTAACAGAAATAGAGGTAGACTCAGAAGATGAACTTTCAGTTACAGATACATCTCTGTCAATAGCGCTTACTATCTCTTTAATCTCTTGTTTGTAAAGATTGGCATAAGACATAGCATTTTGTCTTTGTTTAAAAGATTCTTCTAAAAGAGTTTTTTGGTCTTGAGGGGTAGTGGTATTTTTAGGCATAGAGCCAATAACCTGAATAAGTTCTCCAGGGGATAAACTAGGGTCTCCTAGTAAATGTAGCTCAGCCGCTCTAACAGGCTTACCAACACGGCGTATATAAGCAATAGCAGTCGCAGCATACTCAGCTGGTTTACTTAAAGTAGAATCGGTGATAAAAACATAGCTACAGGGAAAACCTCTCTTCTCAAATCTTGCAGGGGTACTTTTAACATGAAGAAAGTTAGATGATGGACTAGTACCAGTAGCATCATTTTTAATAATTACATTTGATCTCCAAGAGATTAAACTGTTTTCTTCTTGATAAGCTATTGCTATTTGACTAGGATGTAAATTGTCTATAGAATTATCTTTATTGTATAGCTTGCCTAAACCGGGAGGAGTTATCCTATTAAAATAAGTTCTATATAAGAGTTTAGGATTGTTTAAGCCTTCTGTACTAACAAATCTGGCAGAATAGTAATAATCTCCAGTAACGTTATGAGCAAATACTTCAGTGTAATAGATCTCTTGCAGAGACATATACTTTAAATAATCAATAGGTAATCTATCAACAACTATAGTATAATTGAGTTTATCCTCCCCCCCATAATCCTGTCTAGTACTTTGAATATAGAATATAGGCATTATAGAAACAGGTGGTTGTTTCTTATTTCCATCTATAACAGCTAAACTTCCCTTCACACTAGAAGTATAAAAATAATCTATGTCTGTATAATCATTACCACTAGCAGCTTGTTGTTGTATTTTATACCCACACCCGTTAGTAGTACAACTAGTGCTGTCAGTGAAGTCTCCTACAGCGGATCTAGCAATTTCTAGAATTACTTGGCTTCTGGCCTTATTGCGTTCACTTTCTGCGAGTGAAGGTTTAGAAGTATCAGCAGGGTTATAATTAGAAATAGAATCCATTAAATATTTCATTCTATCCCTGCATTCTATAGCTAAGGTAACGCCCTCATTAAAGTTACTAGCTTCTGTAATAGTGTCAATACCCCCTATAAAAACTCTTCTAAATTTAGCCCCTATGTCCTCAGTTTTTATATCTTCAGAAATGTTATTTAAATAACCAAAATAAACACAGATTTCATCTCCTATACCTAATGGGTAAGGAGTACTAGCGTCGTCTTTTATTATTTCAGTAGAACTAGGATCTTGGGGTTTTGGTCTAAATACGGGTTTATTTGTTAAAGGGGGAGTAGGGACATCATTATCTGGTATAGCGCAAACACACTTTATAAAAGCTGTAGAGCAAGCCCATAGCCTAGTAATATTTATTCTTGATCTTGATACAACCCACTTACTTGTCTCTGTTGGTTTATGTTGTATAAGTATATTGTTACTTATATCGGTAATAAAACAGACAGGAACTTGACCGTCTGCTTGTTGATGAAAAGAGCTTCCTAAAACAGGTTTTTGGGGGTCGGCACTAAACCTAGCTTGTACGTTTGGCATAAAAACTAAATAAAAATAATAAAGGGGGTAGGTATACCCCCTTAATACTATTATACTACTATACTATAAACTTTGAAGATAATAAAAGCTGTTAAGTATATAAATAATTTTGGCCGGTACCGGCATTATTACCAGTAGCAACTGTACGAGGACGGCCATCTAGCTGAGGATCTTTAACTCCTAATCTCTCACTAGAGGTTGGTAGAAGGCCATTATTTGCGCTATTATCAATAAATCTAATACTTTCGCACAGGCCTTCAAATCTAGTAGCTACTACAGAGCGACCTGCCATTGCCCCTAAAGTAACTGAGTCAATTTTAGCATAGATAAGTTGATATTTTCCGCTAGCATTTCTTGCGCGGCCGCCGTTATTAGAACCGCTTTGGTTACGACTACCCCTAATAGGAAAATTTACTCCCTTCTGGTCTAATTCTGGTGCATTTACTTCAACAGTTATAACAAATCGAGGAGTTGGGTCAGCTTTAAACTCAGGTCCAACTTCGTCAACTCCAAAAACGTCTTTTAATATACCTATATCTAATAGGCCACGTTCAAGGACCCAACCATACTGAAACTCGCCATCTAACAAGCGGGGGGTTTTACGTCCAAAAGGCATATAAGCTTCAGTAGCGTTACGCATAGTTTTTTGGAAAGAGGTAAATCCTCCAACTAAAACTGGCTCACCGTTTGCTTGGTCATTCATGTAAACATTTAGGTGAAAACCTTGAATAGGGTCTAAAGTCGCGTTATTAACAACAATTCTATTATTAGTATTAGCCATAATAATTATGTTTTAAAGTATAGGTTATAAAGGTATGAGTGTTAAACTGAGGTTTGAATAGTAAGGTCATCACTTATATCCATAATAGTAGAAACTATTATATTATCAGCGGGGAAGGAAGGTGTAAAGCGAATACGTATATTAAGACGACCTTCAAGCTGGTCTCGTACAGTATTATTAGCAGCAGAGCAGATAGTAGGTTCTAGATTAGTAAACCAACCGTCTCTAAGTTTAGAATAGAGGTAAGTGTCACAGGAGCTAGCAACTTCAGACTGTAGAGCGGGAGTATTAGGTCTAGAACGGCACCATTGAAGAGCAAGATATAGATCAGTTTTAACTTGGTCTAAAGTACGGCTAATAGAGCGATAGCGTTTAGCAAGTTGTCTGCTAGTAGTTAACCCATTGCAGAAACGGAAGCCGCCGAGATTAGAATCAAAAAGTAAGACTTCTATACCTGCATCAGACATTCTATCTAAATAACTACCTGTAGTTAAAGTATCAACGGAAATAACATTTCTTACAAGAGAACCAGAGTAAGAAGCAGCGGGGGAAAGATTAGGGGAGCGGGATAAATCGTAACCGAGATAAGAACCAGAAGAACCGACATTAGGTACAAGTAATCCGTTAGCGCCGCGCATTAGTTGTGTGCCCGCGATTAATACAATTCGTTCGTTATCTAATCTATCAGCTAATAACTTAGCTCTATCCGGGTCTATACCAGGTGGAAGCTCAAATACAGCGGACCTTAACCCACTTTCTGGTGTTGATTTGTTAACACTATCAATAGCTTTTTCAAATACAGCATCAAAATCTGGGTCTCCATAGTAAATACCTGGGAGAGCCAAACAGGCTAGATTAATACTATCTAAAGAAGTAATACCTTTAACTAAGCCTTGAGCTAGTGATTGTTTAGAGGGGTTTTGTTGAGTACTATCACTACCGTTACTTAAATAGAATAGAGAAAGAACACTGGCACCTTGACGAGAGAACCCGGTATCGCCCCCAGAAAAAGCGGAACTAATACGTTGTAAAGGTGGTGCCAAACGTTGGGGAACTAATCTAAATACTTTATGAGTACTATCTATAGTTACATTTCTAGCTAAAGAATTAACTACAGGCATAAAGTAAATTTGAACTAAGCTAGTAGTGCTAAAAGCTAAACTACGTCCGGTAGTAAAATCTAAATTAGCTGTAGTAACAGTAGTAACAAAGCGAGAGTCAGAAGCTATAACTGTAGTATTAAGATCTTGAACTTCCAACTCAAAAGAGCTATTTTTACCTGATGTTTTTTGGTTACGAACTGAGCAAGAAATGTTATTTCCGTGCACTCCAGGTGTAACAGCTTCTATTCTCCACAACAAAGTGCCGTCAGCCGAGTATAAATCTCTAAAAGCAGCTTGAGACCCGTTGTAGCCTCCTTCAAAATAATGTATTTTACCAAAATTACCTATAGAATTACCTAAGATAACATCTTTTACTTTATTTGCTTCTGTTACTGTACTAGCATCAGTTGTATATCTAGTTAAGGACCAGTTAATTCTATTAGCTTGGTCTCCACTATGGGTTGAGTTAAGAGTAATAGTAGGTCTAAATTCCTGTAATCCATTAACAAGTATAGATTCTTCTATAGTAATGTTATTTATCAAAGAAGAAATAATATTATTAGAGCGCAGAGCAGATTCAAAGTCTTTTACAATTTCAGTAAAACTATCTCCGTCTTTAAAAGAGGTAGCAGAAGTGCTAGTAGAGGAACCGACACTAATTGATGTTTTAGCAAAAGGAACAGAAAAAGATCCTCCCTCAGCTAAAGGTAAAGAAGAAATATTATTAGATTGAGCGCCGAATATGAGTTCTATACCAAAGCTTTTGGTATTTAGGGGGTAAGCCTTATTATCAAATTCTGTTTCAAACAAAGGTTTGATAAAGTAACCAAAAGAAATGTAGCGGCCGGCTGACATTTCTGTTAACAAGAAAGTATTATCTAAAGCAACATTATAGGTGCCTGTGTTGTAATCCTGTCTTAAAGTAAAATAATCATTTCCTAAACTACCAGATTGACTATCAAAGGAGTAACCCAGTACATATTGAGCTACCCTAGGCGCCCTTATTTGGAATGATTGGTCTGCAGTATTAGGTTCATAGTATATATAAACAGCTTTACCTTCAACACCTGATACCGTTCCAGCTACTGTTATATCTAGTTTATGGTCATCTGTAGAAGCAGCAACCTGTGTTATAGAGTACTTAATATTATTTATAACTATATAGTAGTTATCTTTAGTAGAAGATTGAAGACGTTTAGCGTCAGTACTATTAGTAAGCAAAGCAGAAAACAAACCAGTAACAGTAAAAGTACTAGAATTGTTAGAGTTAGTAACAGTTTCTACAACTGGAAGAAAACTAACAGAACTGCCTCCTTGTATAGAGGGAATACTCCCGCTTAAACTAAACTCAAAAGAAGTACCATCAATATTTTCTAAATTAGTTGCTTCACTAATACTCTCGTCAATAAGGTCATCAAAGCTAAAGGGTAAGTCTTGGCCTGTAGAGTTTTCAGTAGCTACTGAGGTATTGATTGGGTATACTCCAGTAGTTATAGCTACTGGAGCTGAAGATTGAGTATACTCCTTGCCGTCAATTAAAAGTACCATCTGTTTGAGAGCTTTAAAAGTAGAAGTTTCAACAGAGGGAGTACCAGTAGAGACTTGAGAGCTATAATTACCCAATATAGTTCTGATTTTACCTACTCTAAGTTTACTAGAGGAAGTAGTAGTATTTTCTATACCCTGAGCTAAACCCCAAACGACATGGCTGTGTTTTTTATCAGACCGTAACAGGATAGCATCATAGTCTAAAGAGTAATTTTCTATAATACTAGAAGCAATAATTAAGTCATCAGATGGTGTCTCAGCGACTAAAGTTAAAGAGTATCCTGGGCGGATATACTCTTTTAATAACGAGTAGTTTAAGGCATCTTTTTTTATTAACCCAACAATATAACCAGGAGAGGGGGAGTGTACAGTATCCACCTCAATAGTTAAGCTGTTCAAGTTAGATTCAGAGTGAAGAATATTAGAAGAGCTGCGTCCTTCAACTGCTTTAGTAACAAAGAAATTAAAGCGAGCTATACCTTGAAAACTTGGCAAATTAACCTGGCCACGGCGAGTATCTACAGTTGTGTAGATAGAGTTAGTAACAATTGGTTTGCCTATGTAATTAAAGTCCAGTTTAAAACCAGTAGTTCTTTGACTAGAAGGTTCAAGGGAGTTACCTACTCTAACAAAACCAACTTGTGGGCTTAACTGAGGGCTTTCAGAAGAGAATGTAATTTTAGAGGAAGCGGGATTAGAGCTAGCAGAAGACCTAACAACAACAAAACGGTTTAATCCGTTAGCCATAGCTTGTTGCACAAATAAAGACCCGGTGCTAGAATCTACACCATAAGTACTAGCAAAGGTTTTTATGTCTTCTACTTCAATAGGGATTTCGGGTCCTCTACTAAAAGTACCTACAACTCCAACTAAGTCTCGCCATTGCTTAGTTACAGGAGAGGGTCCTACCAAACTGTCTATAAATTTAATACTAGGTGCAGGCATATAAGTTTAAATAAGTATAAGAATAAGTAATTTTATATAAGAATATTCTTTATAGACCAAGAAAAGCCGTCCCAAATAGGCTCTTGGCTATCAAAGTCATAAAAAGGATAAGGTATTGGGGTAGAACTAAAAAGTTCGTCATTAACTGGTTGAGAAGTTTCTCCAGCAAAGCAACCAGTTTGTTTATGAAAACGGTAGTAAACACTATTCATACTAAAAGTTATATAAAGGTAGTGTAGTTGTTAAAAAAATCCACCGTCTACATTAAGTAGATTTAACATCTCACGGATTTGAGAGAGTTTCACTTCGTTATCGGGTTGGGCATAAACAATTCGTTCTGTTTGTAATTCTGAGCTAGGGGTAAGAGGTTGTTCTTGGGAAGTTAAATTTATAGTTATAGGGTTATCAACTTCGTGTTGAATAACTAATTCATTAACATTAGGAAAAGGAGGTTCTGGGGGTTCTGGGGGGTCAAAAGGGTCAGGATCATTTGGTGGTTGAGGAAAAGAGTATACAGTATGTTCATCTGCCTCAATTAAGTCATAGCTAACCAAACAGTAACCGGTATGAAATACTAAGTTTTCAGAGTTTCTATACCAATTAGTAGAGGGATAATCAACCATACTAATAGTAGGGTTTCTTAGAGCAAAGGGTTTAAGGTAGACTAAAGACCGTATAACTTTAACTAATAAAGACATCCAAGATCTTATAATACGTTCTCCGGGCAGAGTAGTTACAGAGACGGAGCTATCTAAACCACCTAATCTAGATTCTTTAGAGAGAGTTTGAGGATCCGAGCGTAACTTAGTAGGTTTTTTTAGAGTTGTACCTGGTACATTAGGGTTTTCAGAGAAAGGGAATTCAAAGAGAGAAGATTGAAGACGTTCTTGAAGGCTAAGAATGTTAGGGGGGAGTAATCTATCTTTATATTGAATAGAGTCAACAGCGGGGATAGTTAAGGGGTAAAAACCTGGGGTTTCGCTGTCAAAGTTTACGACATCGGATAAAAGCTCTACAGGGGCGTTAAAAATAGAATCTTGATAATAGAGTTGGACTACAAAGTTAAAGGTGCATTTAACGCCATAGTTATAAGTAGAGCTTCTGCCGAGATACTGGTCGTCATATATAACAGACTTAGTAGACTTACGGGCTGTAAAAGTAGAAGACTTTTGGTCGTAATCATCATGTAAAGGAAAAACAGCTAAAGTTAGCCCCGGCTCTATTAATTCGATACCGCTAAAATCTCTAGCGCTTGTTATTGTAATACGCTCGGTTACTGAGGACTCTCCTAATAACACAGGATAATATATTTGACTATTTTTTATCTCAGGGTGATTTAGAATAGCACTAAGTAGTGCTAATACTGCTTGGTCATGAGTAGGAAATACATTATCTAATGCTTGAGTGTCTACAGTATTTGTGGCCATTGACCGTATCCTAAATTCTTCACTTCGTCTTCTATGTTACGCAGTATATTACTACGTTTAGGTTGGGTTGATAATAGAGGGGGTTGTGTATAAGAGGTATTGTTAATTATAGCCCCGCCGGCTAACGTTCTTGCTTGTACTCTCACAGATTTTGGATTACTACTATATAAACTATACGCGCTCATAAGATTACCTGTAGCTATATCAATATCTATAGGAACCTCTAATATATCTAATACTACATACACATTTAATCTAGAAAGAGTCCAAGCAATTAGTTCAATAGCAGCTTCTGGGGGGTAAGCAGTTAAAGGATCATTTTTTATTAACGCTCCGGTCATGCCAGAATAATTTCTTTCAACAGTAATAGCTTCCATTAAACTAACAGCTACCTGTGAGTACCTTAAATTATCTAAGTCTTTTTGTACCTCAGCGTTACTATCTATTCTTCTTGTTATTGTTATCTCTTGAAAGTCTGTACTTGATATTATTTCAGTAGGGGACCAAAACTGCAATCTATACTTTACTTTAGCTGTAGTTGGAGGTGTTGGACCTCCTACACTATACTGTACTTTGTTTCTTATATATAATACCTGGGGCTCTATCTCTACATCTTTATTTATAGTAGATGTCTTACTATCTTTTATAACTAGAATTAAACCATTAAGGATATTACTAGTTAATGAATTCATATTAATACCCCATACAAACGGGGAAACATTAGTAGAAGTAGTATCGGTGTATTTTTCTATCTTTATATTTAAAGAGTATGTTGTTAATCCTGAGTTTGTATTCCGGGCATAAAACCTAAGGATATGAGTATTTGAATAAAATTCATTCTTCTTACCTGCTAACTGTACTGATGCTACTAAGCCTATGCCTTCATATAAGACACTTACAGCATTAATAGAGTCAGCTAAATCTGATACTATACGCCATACAGGCAATGAAGAAGTATAAGGAGGTAAATTAATCCAAGAGTTAGTTAAATGGGTAGCATACCAACTAACCCTAACAGATTCAGAGGTATTTAATACTATATTAGTAGAGTTAAAGATAAAACCGGGCTGCTCTTCAATCTCAGCTAAATGACCACTAGAAGTGCTGCTGGATAATTCATAGGTTAAGCAAATTCTATCTAAATCTTCAAGAGCTTGCTTTTCAAGAACTTTAGAATGTTCAGCTTGCTCTGTTACTTGAGCTAACTGTCCTATTAAGACAGAAGCAGTTAGTATAGCAGAGACACGTTTTATGCCATCAGAGAAGAGATTTCGGTTAGTTTGACCAGAGACCCCTCGTTGAGTAGAGGCAAACATAACTTCTTGTACTTGAGTAAGACCCTGGAATAGGTAAGTACTATCAGAGCGACGTTTAGCAGAAGCTAGAATAAGAGCGATACGGGGGTCCGATTCAAAGGTAATTATTTTAAAGATTTCTAGAGCGGATTTACGTCTCAAAAGGACAGAAGCCCGTCTAACAATGTCTACCATACTAGACAGTTCAGACGAGGCTTCTAATATTTGAGCCTCAGTTAAACTATCCATACTATCAGAGGGATATCCGGGGATGCCGTTTGGCGCGGGATAGCTAAATCTATCTGAAAAGTTTAACTGAATGCTCATATTAGTTTTCTTCTATCTGTTTTTCTTGAATAGAGGTAATAACGCGTTTGCACTCATTAACTACAGATCCCATAGAAGAATACTTTTGCTGGATATAGTTTATAAGTTCAAGGTTAGGAAGGGATTGGGTACCGAGTTCTCTAACATAATTAACTAAGCTTTTCCAGTTAGGGGTTTCACCTAAAACTCGAATAATTTCGGAGTCAAAGCCGGTTATAGGGGAAGGGTCTAGAGAGGGCTCAGTAGAAGGTAAAGATTGGGGGTTCTGTAGAGAAGCAAAGAGAGGTTCGCCATCTTGTTTGTACTCCCCATAAA